TTATTGTTTTCTTGATTCTTTTCGTTAATCAATGCGTTGATAGCTTCTTCAATTTGTCTTTGAAAGAACTCTTGAGTTTCAAAACTGTATCTCACATTATCTATATCACTTTTATCTGTCATCGCAACCCTGCTCTTGATGCAACTATATCAATTCCTTGTGCATCTTTCCAAGCTCCTCCACTTGGTATTTTTACATTAAATTTTACATATCTTCCAGATTGTCTTACTGGATTAATACCTGTTGTATTCATATTTGAAACAGATGATTCTGTACTATTATCTGCTAGTTTATCTCTAGTTTTTATAGTTACAGTAGCTTCAGCATCTACAATAGGTCTAACACCTATTATATTTGATCTTGTTCCTGGAAACAACTCAATTTCTGAAGTTTCTATTTCTCCAACATTTGCAGTACCAGAAAAGATAGCTGCTTTAAAATCACTATTTATAGCACCTAATAATAATTGTCCTCCAGACCAAAAGTCAGTATCTAAAGCAATATTAATTTGATCCAAGTTTTGAGATATAATATCCATTAACTCTACTGTATATGCACCAACAAACTGTGAAAATATTGTACTAGCATTAGCTTCAGCAGTTGACCATTTTTGTGTAGCATAATTATAAATTAATATTTTATCACAAATACCTGTAGTGTTAGATGTATTAGAAGCTGAAGGATATAACCACATAGCAAGTTGATTAAATGGATCAACAGCAGCACATATTCTATCAGCAAATGCTTTGTTTAAATCTACATCAAAAAATCTATTTACTTTTTCTGCACCTATTGAAATTACTTGATCGCCATTAATTTCAAAGAAACCATCATCTGCATAAAAGAATACTCTACGATTATCTTGACAAACTGTTCTTCCATATACTGCACCTCTGTTAGGTGATATTACTGATAATCTAAATACTGTTGCTCCACCCACATAATCCATACGAACTATTTGATTTTGTCTAAACACATAACCAATCTCTCCTGATGTTATATGTGTAATCTGTCCACCTGAACCTGGTAGGTCTTGCAAGTCTGATTGTTTAGTTCCAGGCGACCAAGTTCCAATATCATTAATACCTGACCATTGTATTCTATTAGATGCGTTACTATGATTTCCTGTAACTAAAAAATCTCTGATAACTCCTGACACTCTAAAGTTAGGTAAAGTACCACTTGTTGTAATAGTAGATAAATTTGCAAAATTAGTTGATGTACCCATTAAAAAATATTGTGGAGCATCTACACCATTTGTTGCAATTACATAATTACCAAATTGTGTAAAAGTCCAAAAGTCATCATTAGAACCTGTAAGACTTCCTTTTCTTGAAGTAAAAGTACCACCAGCTAATTGATATATATTTGTGTTTGTAGAAACAAAATTAAAAACTGTATTTGAATTATCTCTAAATGAACCAGCACCTCTACTATCAGCAGCAATATTATTTGATGAATAACTTACTAATGAAGGAAATCTTTTATAAGATTGTCTTGCAAAATAAACATTGTTAGCAACATTAGCACCAGGATTATTATGCTCTGGTTGGTCAGGAAGCCATTCGCCAAAAGGTACTTGCATTATTCTCCTATTGGTTATTATTTGTTATTGCAACATAATTATCATTAAAAGAACTTGCTACAGTTACATCTGATCTTTGTTGTAATGGTGCATTACCATATTGATCTTCTCTGTCATTTCTTTCAAGTCTTTCAAGTGCTGTTACATATTGTTGTTGCCATTGTTGTACCTGTCTTGGTTCAATGCCACCTAAAAAATTAGCAGCATGATATAAAGCACCATATAAATAAATTGAAGGATGATTTGATAAAATATAATTTGATGTATTAGTTGATGATAAAGGATCAAACTCCTTATAATAATTAATTGTTGCTGTATATGTAGATGCTGGTGTTGGAGCAAATCTAAAGTTATCTCCTAATATTGTAAATGTGCTTGGCATACCAGAAGTTGAACTACCTTTTATTTGATCCATTTGAGCTGGAGTAATATATTTTAAAGCATATTTAGTTCCACCTTCTACAATATACATATCTCTTAATTGTAAAAATCCTGTAGGAAGTGCAACTGTTTCTGCATTAATAGTAAATGAAGCATCTGTTGCATTCATTTTTCTTATTCTTAATTTTGAGTTGAAATCTTTTTCAGCCAACACTATAAAATCTTCGGCTATCTCTGATGTTAAATCTGTTCTATTTAACCAATTTGCTATTGATGTTTTTAATTCTGTGTATGTAGATAAAGCCATTATATATTACCTTCTGCTGTTTTGAAATATCTAAACTCTGTTGAATTTAGTTTTTTCTTTAATATTTTTTTTTGTACTTCTGGTGGTAGTCCAAACCAATTATTACTTCCATTATACTCATTTGCCCAAACAGATAAAGCAATAGTTGGAATACTAGCCACTCTCTTTAAATCTCTTGATTTAGAATATCCATCATTTAAATTAAGTAATCTTTTATTGTGTTTAAGATGTGGATCAATATTAACTTCTTCCTTAACAGCAATTTTACCTTCCATGTCATCTTTCATGTAGGTAGTTTTATTTAAACCATCAATAGTAATATCTTTTCTCATCTTCCTTGTCCTTTGTACCTAGTTAGTTTCTTTTGTCTTTTTTCACTTTTGTTCAAAGATTTTTTATGAACACCTGGTCTTTTAGGTGGTTTATCTCTTGGAACAAAGTGGACAAACTTTTGTCTTGCCACTACGCACTCATTTCAGTTACATAGACATCTGTAGATGAACCATGAAATACTGCAATCTTTTCGCCAGGTGAAACTTTTAATATTTCTATTTCTCCAGATGGTAATAAAGCTGATGTTGCACTTGCAGTAGGTGATGCACCTAAAACAAAATGGAAATTAGCTGAACCAACTATTCTAATATATTCAGTTTGTGAACCAAATGCACTAGATGCTGCTGAAGAATTATTGGTATTAATTTTTTGTGTAGTACCAGGTCTTAAAGCATAATTATAACTCATATTTTTTCTCCTAATTTTTTAGGGGGGAAGTATCGCTAGACAAGATCCCCCCAGTTAGTATTTATCTTCTTATAACAAATGTCACAAGTAATTTTTTAGCTCCAGTAGAACCACCATTGGTAATTAATTCAATAGTTCCATTTTCTTCAACTCTATTAGCAGCAGTAGGTTCAGCAGAATCTACAGTACCAGCAGCAGAACCAGAGTGTGCAACTGTGATCCCTCCACCAGTTACAGCAGTACCACCTATTTCAAAAGAAATAGCTGCGTTGCCACCAGAAATTGCACCTTGTAAAGCAGTAATAATTTTAATTATTTTACCACCATCAGGTACAGCAATAAAAGTTGATGAAGCTGTTGAAATATCTTCTATTTCAGCAGTTAAAAAGTAATCGTTTAATGTTCTCATTTTTTATCCTATTTATTTGCTTCGTTCCGACTTCAAAATAAATCTTCAAAGACCAAACAAAATTGTTAATTGATTGATGGGGGATTGCTCCCCCACCAGATTAAGTATTATGAAGTAGTTAAGTCTGTAACTAATCCACTAGCTTTTTCGTTTCTTGACACAAGAGTGTACTCTGCCAACATAAATCTCTGATCTGCATCAGCAGTTTGTGCTGGAGTTTGTAGAGCAAAATCTCTTAAGAAAGCAACTGCCCAGAAGTCCATCTCTAATATAAGAGCATCCTGACCTTTTTTAGCAGCAGTACCATTAGCACCTCTGATAAATCGGTTTGGAGCAACTTGTAGAGTTCCGAAATCTGACTCATATACATCAATAGAAGTAACTAATCTTCTATCTTCTGCTTGGTCAAATCTAGTTGAACCACCAGTAAAGCCAGATAGTTTTTGCTTATTGAAAGCACCAACCATAATCATGTTTGGATTTCCACCTTCATTAAAGCATGATCTCAATACACCTTTTAACTGATCTTCAGTAAAAGCTCTTTGAGTTCCATCTGTTCTAGCAGCACCATTTCCATTACCAGAACCACCAGCACCTGCATCAACATTGGTTTCAATCCAAGTTTGACAGCCACCTAGTTTTCTAGCAGTAGAAGCATTACCAGCAGCTTTTGCTACATTAGATAAAAGAGCAGTTTCCATATCTCTTTTTAATTCTTTTGCAGATTTTGCTACTTGATAAGCTAACTCATTGTTTCTACCAGCAGCAGTTACAGCATCATTTGTTCCTGATACTTGAACAGCTTTTGTAGAAATTTGAGTATGGTTTTCTTCTTTAGTAGTTGCACTCAATGTAGGGTAACTAATCGTTGCACCCTCAACTGCATGGTTAGCAGCAACATCTGCTAACGCATCTGTTTGCCATTGGTGAGTAGTTTGTGTTGCTTTTTCTTTAGCAACTCCAGACATAAAAGGTGTTTCAGTTGGTGATATTGAATAAATAATATCTGCCAAATCTTCTCTTATGCCGACTGTTTGGTATGTTTGATATACAGCCATTGTTTATCTCCTTATTTAGGTTATTGTTTATAAATAACGCATCAAAAGATCAGTTGCGTCTTTTGGACTTCCTGACTTTTTCAACGTTCTAATTTGATTCAACCTAGATTTAGAGTTTAATTCTTCTTTAGTAGATTTTGTGCCTGACTTAACAAACTTACCAGATGGTTTGATTTTTTTAGAAACTAAATTAGGTTTAACTTCTTTAGATTTCTTATAACCCATTCCATCCATAATCACATCAAACATTCTTGAGTCATAAATTCTTGAAACATCCTCATTAGAGAATCCTTTAGAACTTAAATAACTAACAATATTTGATTTAACTGTTGCACCCTTTATTGGGTCAGCTATCTCTGGATGTTTTAAGTGAAGTTTTCTTTGTTCTTCTCTTAATATTTCCTGAAATTGAGTTTGCTGATGCTCTCTCAATTTGTGCTGTGCATCTTGTATCGTATTTTTTCGTTTCTGAATTCTACGATCAATCTTTGCAGCTTCAGTTGGATCTTCATCCCAAAGTTTATCTAGTTCTTTGGAATTCATATCGTTGTTAATTTCAGCATTCAAAGTAACTACCAAAGAGTTTAAATCATCCATCTTTGTTGAATACTGTTTTTTAAGACGATCTTCTTCAGATTTTAGCTCTCTTTTCTCAATCGCTATTTCTTCAGTCTTTCGTCTATAGTCGGCATCTTTTTGATAACCTGCTTTTAATTCTTCAAGGTCAACATCAATCTTTTCACCATTAACTGTAACTTGGTGTAGATTGGTTGTTTGTTCTTCAATAGCATTTTCATCTTGTGATGCTTCTTCTTCAACTGGAGCTTCTTGAGTTTCCTCTTGTTGAGCTTCAGGTTGTTGTTGAACTTCTTGATTATCTTCAGCTTTCGCTTCTGTTTCTTTCGGTTCAACTGGTGTTGCTTCTTCTTGTGGTTTGTTGATAACACCTTTGGTGTCCATCAAACCTTCAATATGTTTAGCAGCACCTTGTACTGAACTATTATTCAGTAAAGGGTTTGAGTCAGACATATAGTCCTCCATAGTTAAGCTGTCTTACGACTTGGCTTATTCTAACCATTGTGGTTAAAATTTTGTATTATCTTGTTGTTTTCTAAAATCTTCTAATTGTTTTGAAGCAAGTTTCCCTGTTTCAATAACAGTCTGAAGATGTTGTTCTACTTTTCCAACAACATTATAAGCAATCCAAAGTTTTTCTCTGGTATCACTTTCTTTAGCACCAGTTTTCTCAAGTAGTGCTTCAGAGTAAAGTTTTTTTAGAGAATCAACAGCCTCTATAAAAATTTTACTCTCCAGTATTTGTTTGGCTTGGTTGGATCGGCTGATCTCCTCCGATCTCCTTGCCTGGTCTTTGATTTTCATCTAGTCCTTGTACTTGTTTGCTGAACATATTAGCAGATTGTTGTGCTTTTTCAAGAATCTTGGATTGATTAGCCATCATAATCTTATCTAGGTCTGCATCAGCTTTTATTTTAGTAGTATCTAGTTGTGTATTATATTTTAAAGCTATTTCTTTTATCTTTGCTTCAAAATCTAAAGCCATTTCTTCTGATTTTTGTTGTAGCTCTTTGTATTTTAACTCAACATCAGCAATTTTTCTCTTATTCTCTGCATCAATTCTAGTAAATTCTATTTTTTCAATAGGAGTTAGAGGTGGTGGTGCAGGAGGTGGCATCATTTGTTTGCCTATATCAGGATCAACAAAGTAGCTTTCTACATTTTTAAGTCCTGCATTCTCAATTACTTTAGTTAAAGTATTATAAATATTTTTTAATGTAACCATAGGCATTTCTTTTCCACCTTGTAATTGAAATGCTTGTATCTGTCTTTCTAAAATACTATTTAATGTAACTGTTTGTTGTTCTTTAGAACCTGTACCAAGTCCTACAACGATTGATATATTAAATCTATCTTTCCATTCTGTAGGTTTTACAGGAACATACATATTATTAATCATTACAACTCTTTGTTTGTCTTGATACTTAACCATAAGTTCAAATATTTTTTTAAATAAATCTTTAACACCTGTTTCAGCAAATATTCTTGCAATCAATTCTGATCGCATTTGTGTTTGTGTCATCAAAGCATTTACACCAGTTGCAGTTTTAGAATTTAATGTATCTGCATCTAGTCCTTGTGCTGATTTTGTAATACCTGTTCTTGCTTCTCTTACAGTATCTAAATAAGATAATAATGGAAATGCTTGATTAGATATTGGTTGAGCTTGTAAAGGTTGCATCACTTGATTAGGTGG